ATATACCTGAATAACAAATGGAACGGTTAGCAAAACAATTGCCGAAAAAACAAAATACGACCACCACGGCACCGTGTTCCAGAACGCGGGCGGCGGGATTGGCAGCAGACCAAGGTTCATTCATGGTGCCCCCGCATTTCGACCACAAGGTCACGAGCGCATGGGATCGAAAACCGCGCCATCGTCAGCAAGTCGATAAAGCAAAAGCCCAGCGCCATGAACATGCTTGGGTTGATGCCATAAACGCCCCCCATGGAAAGGGCGATCCAAGCCCAGACGAGCGCCGAGAACGTGGCGCAAATCATACGCGGGCCGAACGCGGCCTGAAGCACCACAGGGCGCAGGAATAGCCACCGAAACGGCCCAAATACAATCCCGATACAAGGGAGGGCCCAAGCGGCGCCATGAATGGTGAAATCCGGGGTGAAAAAGCAAGCGGCGCTCCACCCGAACAGCGCCAGCCCGCTCCCAGCCTCGCCGAACCACGTGGGTTCAATCCGCAAAAGCTCGGCGGCGCGGGAGTAAAGGGGGTGGAGGTCAACCATTTGCGTCTCCTGCTTAGGGCCAATGACCCGAACCGTCTCTTTGGCGCGATCGGCGTAGAGCGTCACTGCAAAACTCTCACGTTGTAGGCGCTCGCGGTCGGCGTGCCAGTAATCGCAGCGCACACCTCAACCGTCGCGGTGTTGGCCCCGCTGACGAAAGCGCTGATGTTAAAAGAACCGCCCGGAAATGTGACTGGAGACGCATTTGCCTGCATGGAGGTTGTCGCGCCGTTTATCGTCACAGTTCCGGTGGCGCACGAACCCGCCGCTAGGGCTGATCCGCCGATGCTGCCGGTGGTTCCCGCCAGGGCCGCTGCTGGGATCGTGGCACGAAAATCGTTTGCCGCCAGCACGTTGTTCATCACTGGGACCATGCCGCCGTAGCTCATGTGTGCGTTCCACCCTCCGCCCATGTTGCTTGAATACCCCGGCGGCATCCCCCAGTTGCGGTAGTCATTGGGCATCGTCGGAGTGAACAAAGTTACGTCATCGGCATTTTCTGCGCTGGGGTTGACAGCCGGAAGATTCCGTTGGTTCGAGGGCGACAAGCCGCCATAACTTGCCTGCGAACCGGGATATATGATGGGCTGAAACCGGCTGCCAAATCGCACGACAGGGCCTTGAAATATGGGCTGAGCGTTGAAGAATTGGTTATTGATAGTTAGAAAAGGCCCCTTTAAGGAAAATCCAAGCCCATTATTGACGTTGCAAGGAGAACAGGTTGCGTTTATTGAAACTGGGATATTGGACGCCACACTCGTAAGAAACAGATGATATATCGCGATGTTCGCGCTTGCGGCCGATATTGTGACGGTTGCGGGCGAGGCAAGCGTGAGCGTCTTCCCATCAGCGCTGACACCTCCCGCCGCAATCGTTGTGTTGAGGCAGTTGGACCCCGCTATGACCAGCGCGGGGCATGTAGATGCGCCCGGACCCGTAATTGAGATGCTGCTGTAGTAGTGACCGACATTCGCCACGGGATTCGTGCAAACAAGAGAAGAAGAGCCCGATGTAATTGAGCAAGTCGCAGCCTCCACGATAAGAAAGTCAAATCCCGTTACCCCGTAGTTGCCGGTCCCGGAATCGTAGTAAAGCTGCATCATGTTATTCGGGTAGCCCACCTGTAACGGTGTTGACTGCCCGTTGACCGAATAAGGCGTGCCACTGCTACCATTGCCCAGCGGGAAGTCTATGGTATTGCCATAGTTTCCAAAAAGCTGAGATGCTGTCGCGTTTGCGGGAGAGGTGACACCAAAACCCGTCACAAACTGGAAGTCTCGAACAGGGCGAGGCCACGTATATGGCAATTTAATTTGAGGTCCGGTATTAGCGGGCGAACCTGGTTGAACGACGGCGACCGCCCGTGTCATTGGTGGATTGTAGAAATCATAGCCTTTCGTCATGCGAAAGTAGCTGTTGTTAAAGTCTAGAAGCCCAACGGCTCGCCCCGCCGGCATGGACACGCCTGGAGGCATTGTGTCGCCGGCCAACACCAGGGTCCGAATTGCGTCTTGGTTATAGAGAGTGGCCTCTTGCACAGCGATAGCTGTTGCCGTGGAGGACTGCCCCGGCCCCGTCGCCCAGATGATGTCTGGGACAAACCCGCAACTAGACTGCCATTGCGTAACAATGTAGCCGTTCACGTCCCAAAACGTGCTGAGCATAAAGTTGTAGCCGTCGTTTTGGAACTCCAAGAAAACAACGTCCCAGCAAGCGTTCTTGCCGTAGTCGATCCACTTTTGCGCGTTGCTGGTATACCAAGTTGCAACTGTTCCTGTGTTGATTGCGGGAGGAATGCCGACTCCCTGACTGCCACCAAGCACCACTCCAGTTGTTGGTGCCAGATTAGCCACGCTCATGCCGCCAATGTTGTAAGGATAAGACGTGACGGGTTTGCCCAATGTGTAAGACAACCACGTCGAGATGTTTTCGTCGCCGCTACCAGCGGCGCCCATGTTGTTGGAGCCGTTGTAGAAAAGACTGTCGCCGAAAAAACCGACCCTTACCGTTCCCGTTACGCTTTGCGCATGACGAAGATGGACGTTCGGATCAATCGTGCGCCGCGCGCTGGGTAATCCTTGTGTGGGCGTGCAGGGGGCGCCATTTCTAAGTTCTGGATATGCTTGCGGCCAAAAGATGCGCCCCGCCTCCATGCCGTCTGCGCAAAGCGAAAGCGTGTTGAGGTAAGACTGGCTGCCGTTTGTCTTGATGTAGTTCGACCCCGGCACCAGATACATAGACGAATAGCCGGCATTGATCGCGGCTTGGGCTGCATTATCGAGCGCCGTGTCGTCTGGCGTTCCGCATGTGAGCGCGCCGGTAAGTTGGTTGACGGTAGTCTGCGTCGTGCCGCTGACCATCACGTGAAAAGGATCAATGTAGGAGCCGATCGGCAAAATTGAGGCAGTGCCGGACGCCCCCACGCCGGGAATTTCGCACTGCCACGGCACGCCCGCTTTGGTCGGGCCAGTAGCAACATTGGCAGGAAATAATAGCGTCCCCCACCAGATCGAAAGCGTGCTGCCCCACGACCCGCCCGGACACGGCGGAGCACTGCTGAGGTTAGCGAACGTGGTGCTTGTGGCTTGCAGTATCAGCCCCCGATACTCTGGGCAGACACCGTTCGGATCATCTATTGCTATGTAGGTCTGTTGAAGGCCCGAGGCGTTCGCCTGTGACAGATCGCGGACATAGACGGTTCCGGGGCTGTTGTTCCCGTTGAACGTGTTTGTGGGCATAGTGATAGTCGCGCCCGATATTGACCCGGTGCCTTCGCGATAAAATTGCCAAGTCGCATTTTGGGAAGTGGTATTGTTGCCCGCGCTGAAAGAATTTGCATATATTATAACTGAACCGGCGCCGCTGAAAGTTGTGACAATGTTGTCTCCGGTCGTGATCGTGTAGGGGCCGGAACCGGAACCCGAAGGCGGCCCGTTGAGATAAGTATTCTGCGTTGCGCCGGATGTGCCGCACCCTGGCAACAAAATTCTGAAATTGCCGATGTAGTTGCCGCCGATAGCGTAAGGGATAGTTATGCCGCTCGGAAACGTCAGGTTTACTGACTTCGTGCCTGCCGTGCAGACGATAGCCACGTTGTCGAGCGTGTAGGTGGCCGCAAGAGAAAGTAGGTTATTGGTTCCTGCAATGAGGCCGATCGCTGTGCCATAGGCGCGGATCGCATCGCCAGCCGCGCCGTATTCCTGCGGGGTGATCTGTGCGGGGTATGAATGCAGGGATTGTCGCGCGTTCGGCAGCGTGGCATTGCTCAGCGTCCGGTTCGCCCCTGGCGGCAGCGACTGCGCCCCCGCCCCAGCGCACGCCAGGGCCAGCCACGTGAGAACCCAGATAGAGCGCATCCTCAACCCCCCGAGACCGCAAGCGCCTGAGCGCTGCCGCCATCCGTGATCGCCGTCACCGCGCTGGTGGGCATAGGCAGCAATGACAGCCCACCCAGCGCCGTGCATCCGCCGCCGCCGTAGATCGGCGTTCCCTGGCCCGCCACGGCCGTGCTGCCGGTCAAGCTGAGCCAGACGTTGGATGTGCTGGCGAGCGTCGTGCAAAACGTAACGGCGTGCGGGTAGGCTCCTGCGGTGAACAGGGTTCCTGACGTAGTGCCAACGCTCACGGACGTGCTCGCCGTGTATAAGATGGAAAGCGCGGGCTGGTTCGCCGCCGTGGCTGCGCCGGACGGGAGCGCGAGGTGTCCACTCGTGTCCGTCAGCACCGCCCGCACATTGCCGCTGCCGTCCACGCCGCCAAGCTGCACCGGCGCCGTGGTTGCTGGGGAACCGGCGGCGGTTGGTCCGATCGTGGGCACGGGCACGCCGCCCGCTACGCCTTGCACTGCGCCGGCCGTCGTGGCGCTTGTGCCGGCGTTCGTTACGGGGATTGAGGAGCCACCGCCACCGAACGCACAAACTACGGCGGAGACCGACCCGTCAGAGGATGGACAAAGGATGACCAGAGACCCCACTCGCGGCCCCAGAAATCCTGGCACGGCGTAGCTGGGCGCAACGTCAGCCGCACGCGCGGAGAACGCACTCCCGAGGACGAGTAGAAGGACTGCAATTCTTTTCATTCCGACCTCAGTGCCGAATCATGACTTGAAGCCCCGTCGAGTTGGCCTGAACGGCAACGTATCCGACAAACCATCTCATCACATCGGCCGTGTCGTGTCGCCCCGCCGTGCCTGTGGGCTGTAGCAGTTCAAGGGAGCAATTTACCGGCGCAAGCAGGCTGCCGGTGCAGTACTGCACGCCGATGACGACGTTCGACTGATTCTCAACGTAGAAAGAATCCGGCGTCTGGACCATAAACGCTTGAAGGTTGAAGGCGAACATTGGCTCATCGGTGCTGTCGTCCACGCCGCCGCTCGCAAACAGGCCGGGGCACGCCACCATGGTGTTAGTACCGTCGCTGGATGGGCACAGCATGATGGATGGAGCCAGGCGAGAACCCACCGCAAAACCCGGCATAGAATAGCTTGGCGCCATGTCGGCCGCTGGCAGGGCGGCCAAAGCGGCAACGATGACGGCGCGATTCCACAAGGTCACGTCAGCCACAGCACTACTGGTGATTTGTTTGACGGCGTGAACGTCACGTACGCCACCACTTTGCTGATTTGCTGAGCAATCGGCACAAAATTCGCATATGCCGCGACTTTGCTCAGTCTCTGCGATGTCGGCGTGAACGCGACATGCGAGACGGACTTTGAGATGCTCTCGAAGTTGGAGTCAAACGTTTGCGTCTCGGCTGCTGTCCAGGTCAAGGCGGTGAAATAGGTCGTATCAAACCACGTGACCCCATCGTCTGAGTACCGCACCGACCACGACAGTGGCGTGTTGGTGGGGATGTCAGATCGCGACGTGATCTTTATTTCCTCAATCTGCACCGCAGATGCGAACTGGTACCACCAGAACGACTGAGGTGAGCTATTGCCCGACCAAAACGTGCTGGGGTTGCCGTCCACTGCGTTGCTTGGGGGCTGACCGGGGGCATAGTTGTTTGCACCAGCCGTTCCGCCAACGCAAAGGTTGGCGCCCCCGATAGACGACGCCATCGACACCTCGGCGAGCTGAAAATACGTGTTTCCGCCCGCGTTGGTGTAGCAGTTGATGCCCCAGTATAGGTGCGCGCTCACGTCACGCTCACCGCACCGACGTTGAATCCGGAGCCAAAGTCAGACACGACAAAGGCAACGCCCGTGTGGGGGTTTGTCTGTTGCGTCAAGCTGTGGTTCGACGGATAGTTCGTCAACCCAGAGACGCTTGACGACGTGTAGAGCGTTCCGTCCACTGTTCTGGTCGCAATTTGCAGGTTTTGCGGCCCAATTTGTCCCGCGGCGCCGCGCACCTCCGTCACCAGCGAGTCGATCACATATCCGCCCGACGACGGAAGGTAGGCGGTCGAGACGGCGAACAGAGCGTCGAGACCGGCCGTCGCGGCGGTGAGCGGCGTGGTGTCGTTGATGGTGGTGCCGTTGACGTTGCCATAGTTGCCGCCCGACCACGCCATCGTCGCGCCATTGGCGCTCAACGGCAGCGTTGCGATAACGATACCGCGCGTGTCGGCTGTCTGGCATCTGCACTGGCACCATTTTGGATTGCCTGTCGATATGAAATAACAGTTGAAATCGACCGAGGCCAAACCCGTCGCGCTGTCCGTCACCAAGTTGCCGGAATAGTTCAGTACGAGCGTTCCGTTGACGTACATCTGAAACTGGCCAGACGATGCATAGTTGACGTATATGTCAACAGCATTCTCAAGATACACCGCGTTGAACGTCTCGTTTGTCAACGAGTAGGCAAGATGCGTGACGGTGCCGGCCGCATTGACGCTGACCAGCTCCAACTGCTGCGCGGTCCCAGTCGCGCGCACCGCCAGGCGATACAATCCCGCGCTGTCTAGAAAGCCAAGTCCAAGAGCGTTGGTCGTAAAGACGCTGGCTGCAAAATTTTCGTAGACGAGACCGTGCGACCAAAACGCTGCGGTGGTCGCAAAACCGGGCATGCGCAGATAATTGTTGATGGGCGGGATGGATGTGTCCGGATTGACCTGCAAGACAAGCGCGCATCTGGATGTCGAGGGAAAATACGTGTTGTCGGTGAGGACGCCAAGCCCGCGAGAGGCAAACGTGCCAATCGTTTGCAAGGAGCTGTCCTCGCAGATCGTGCCAAGAATGGTGTTGGTCATGGCTGGCTATGCGTGAATGTCACCTGTATCTCTCCCGTGGGCGATCCAGTGATGCCTGATACGACGACGGCCAGCGAACCACCAACGGTCAATGTATTCGCGCCGCCCGCATTTGCTGAGGTCAGCGTGGCGCCGCTGATGACGATGGAACCGCAGTTGGTGATCGTCGTACCGTTGATCGTTGCGCCAAGCGTGTAGCCCGACGCGGCCGATGCGATCCCACAGACGCTGGTAATAGTCCCGCTCTGCCACGGCCAGGAGGGCGTCAGCACGATTGTTCCGGCCGATATCGCCGTGGTCGGGATCGACAGCGCGCCGACGATGCCCGTGGCGCCAGTGGTTGTAATCGTCGGGCCATTGAGCACCAGCCCCGACCCGACGACCGCCGCGCTTTCAGTCGTTCCGTTGCTGTAGACTATGCCCTGTGGCGCCACGCCGACCACGGCGTTTGTGATCTGCGCAACGGTGCCCAGCACGACACGCGATGTGGCGCCGGTCCCTTGCAGGATAGCCACTTGATCCGCCTGCGAGAGGGACTGCGCGGGTGGCAGATTGCCCATGAAGACGGGCCGAGAAGGTCCGGTGATGGTCTGCGACATCGTCAAGTCACCGTCGCGCCAAGGGGGAACAGAACGATGATGCCCGCACCGCCACCACCACCGATGGCGGCGAAGTTGGTGGCGAGTCCGTCATACGTCCCGCCACCACCCGCGCCGAAAGCCTGTGCCGTCATACCGCCGCCGGTCTGCAAGCCGCCAGACACGGACAACGCCCCGGCACGGCCGCCGCCACCCCAAAACGACGCCCCGCCATTGCCGGCAAACAGGAGAGATTGTGCATACCCAGTGCCGCCGCCGCACTGGCCGTCCGAGCCGTCACCGCCGCCGATGTTGAATGCGCCGCCCGAAGCCGTTCCGCCCCGCCCTCCCGCCGAGTTAGTCGACGACCCGGAATAGAACGCCCCGGCCGCGCCATTATTCGCCGTCATCCCGCCGACGCTGGATGCGCTCGCGCCCCCGGCAGACCCGATCGTGTAGGAGATACTTGCGCCCTGGGAGTATCCGGTGATGAGCCCGATTGCCGTGCCGCCCGCCCCACCGCCCGCTCCGCTGATCGGCGTGCCGGGGCCATTTGCCTGACATCCCGAGCCATTGCCCCCCGAGCCCGTGACGATCGCGAGATAATTTGCAAACGATGCGTAAACGACGTGCGTGCCAGCCATCGTGAGCACGACAGGAGCCCCGATCCCCGAGGCCCTGATCCAGCCCGCGCCGCCGCTGTCGGGGTTGGACGTGTTGTTGTCGGTGGTGTTGTACCAGATGATCGCCGAGTTACTGGCTGACGCAACGCGACACCCAGCCGGATACCCGCCGATCTGCGACGAAAACGTCGCGTCGTAGGTAAATGTTGCACCCGCGCAAAACCATTGCGCAACAGCGGACACCGCGAATAGGATGCCGTTCATGTCCTGGCCGAAGGGCGCAATACCCCCCGCATCAATAGGCGTCAAGCAAAGCGGGGGGAACCCGGTCGTGAAGGACGCCAGACCGGGGGATGTCGGCACCTGGGATGGGATCGGGATCGTATTCTTTTGCCCGCTATTGGCGAACGGCAGAGGAATCTTGGCGGGAGCGCCACTCGCTTGCATCTAGTCTGGCCCTTACGTCTGTGGAAGCGCGGTGGAGTTCTGGTCGAAAAAAGTTCCGCAGTTGAACGGCGCTGCCGTTGGTCCCTGCTCTGCAAACCCGAACACCTGATTTTGCGGCGCCTGGAGCAGGATCGTGAAAACGCCCGTTGGTCGTGGAGCGATGCCGCTCTGCGTGAAGATTGCGTACTGCGTCGGCGACAGATTGAATTCGAAAACGTACGCCATCTGCATGAGCCCGAGGTCGGTGACGTAGCATCGACCGGAGGACCCAAAGAGATCGCGCAGAAGCGCGCTCAGGGTTGGTGTGCCGCACCCAGTTATATTGACGGCAGCTTTGAGCAAGATTAGCTCCAGGAAAACCGCGTCCGTCAGGTTGTAGTTGTTGGTAGTGGCAATCCCTGCCGAAAATGGCGCGTCGTTAAACGGAGTATAATCGCCGACGCCGTCGTTGAACCCAAAGTTTTTATCCGCCGCCGATATCTTCACGGTCCTGGACACGCCAACGATTCGTCCCCACACGTCCAGGCCAGCCCCCTGCGCCGTGCTCAAGTTCATCACGAGGTTGTAAAAGGCGTCGATATCCACTCTTGGGTCAACGCTCTGGTTATAGCTCTCCAGCAGGGCGAGAATACTTGGGGAGTTAGCGAACTGGCTTAGAACTGTCTGCCCAAAGTCGCGCACGATCACACCAGGTTAATTGATACGTCGGACGCGGACACGGTTGGCGTCTGCGTGATCGGTAGCGCGACCGAGTAAGCACTCGCCGTCGACACCCCAACCAGCACTGAAACGATCTGCGCCCACGGGCCAAGCGCCGCGATGGGCGCGTAGTAGCGGCTCGCGTAGACCGTCTCGCCGGTGCTCATCGGCGGACCCCCGTCGGCGCCGGCCGCCGCGCCAATGATGGCGTTCTGGATCTGCGTGAGCGCGTCGGACGGCACAAGCGCCGTGTTGGCAACTGAAACCGCGAACAGTATGGCGGTGGCCGTCGGCCGCTCGAACAGAACGGAGTAGGACGGCTGAGGGACGGTATAGCTGCTGTCAGTGACAGTGATCGTCGTGTTTCCGTTGTAGCCGCAGCCGGGGCTTTTCTTGGTCCAAATTGTCTCCGCCACCAGCGTATCGGAGCCACCTACGACGGCGACCATGATGCTATGAGGCACCAGCGTAACAGAGTTGATGACGGCGGACGTGCCGGCGGTGTTTTCGATCGCAAAGCAATCCAGCACGCCGGGAAGCGCAAGCACGGACGCGCGGACCGAGTCCAGGAATCCCGTTGCGTTGATCGCGACCGATGCCGCGCGCCGCGCCTCAAATGACGCCCGGTTTTCCACATCCTGGCCCAACACGCCTTCGGTGGGATTGTTCACCGAATCCCACCCGGGGATGGCCTGATAGATCGTGCCAAGGTTGTTCACGGGGCACGCAATCGGCCCCACAACCTGGCAGGCAAATGGCAGGCTGAGCGTGCCGGTGATGCCAATCGTGCCGGCAGACGTTGCCTGATAGAGGTTGCCGTCGGCGGCCACCACGATAGCCGCCTGCGGGATTGAGGTATTGACCGCGCCGACGCAGTTGGCCTGCACCGTGGTCGGCTCGGCGGCGTTGCGCGTCAGGAAATAGATGCGCCCGATCGCATCCTGGAACCGTCCCTCGGCGAACGCCGGATCGAACTGGCTGGCGAGATAGAGGAATTGATTATCCTTGTCCGCCACGATTGCGGTCTGCGTCGTGGCGAGCTGGCCCTGCGGGGTGTCAAGATCGGGATTAAGGTTGCCGCCGAACGCGGCGTTGATGTCCGCGGTCGCGCCCGCGAGGATCGCGGACTCGGCCGGAACGGAAAAGCCCGTGGGGCCGAAGGACGGCTGCGGAATTGAGGTCGTGCCGGACATCAGAATTGCACCGCTGTCGTTACGCCCGCCTTGTCAGTCACCTGAACCTGCCCCGTGATTGCGCGCGTGGAAAACCCGGTGATGAAGCACGTCGCGGATACCACGGCAGGCACGCCAAGCGCCACAGCCTGGATGGCAGCTTTCAACGCGCCAAAGTTCGGCGGCTGACCAAGAAACTGGGTGAAGTACGGAATACCGAGAGCCGTGTCGTAATAGCACTCACCGAGAAACACACGAATTGCCGTCGCAACGTCCTGGGCAATTGCGTAGGGTGGCGCCGCGACGGCGATGTTGCCCGATGCGTCCACCGTCAAATCCCATGTCGCCGGGTCAAGCAGCAGCGTCGAATACGGAGCATTCATTCGTTCGGCACCCCGGTTTCCCCGCCACCTGACATAACGCCTCCGTGCTTGTGCGTGGAGCCGATGTTGACTCCGTTGTGAGTAAGCGTTCCGGAGGAGAGCGCGATGGACTGCGCGCTAATCGTCAGGGTCCCCGGCGACGTAATCGTGATTCCTCCCGCCGCAAAAGCAATACTCTGCGTCGGCGCCGATCCAGACCAGCCCATTCCGAGGTAAAATCCGTCCGCCATGTCGTGCTTGCGATACGAGCCCGGGTTCGCCTGGGCGCCGGTTTTGATGACTTTGCTGCTGTCGCGATCGGCAAACACGGCCAGCCCTATATCTCCAACCGCAGGGTCCATGATGATTGCGTTTGCGCCACCCGCGATCCGCAGGTATTGCAGGCTGTGCAGCGTGCCGTGCGGGGTGGAATTGCCCTGGCTGTCAACTTGGTTGACCAGCGGCTGCACGTTGACGGTCCCGATCGGAGATGCTGACCCGGCCGTGGTGACGGCGGTGATCTTGACCCACTTGGCCGTTGATATCTGTGCCATGAGGGATTTTGCAAAGAAGCGGTAGGCCGCATACGCAGACCCGTCATCTCCCGGTTGCTGGTATCCGAACGGACCGCCCGTCGTGGTTTGCGACATCAGGGCGCGGCCGAAGCGACAACGCCAAAGGGCACCAACCACGGGCGCACGCAGAGCATTTCCTGGAACCAAGCGCCGGAGGGCATTTCAGATTCAAGTGTGTATTTGATGAGCATCGCAACCCACTGGCCACATGCCGGCGTCAAGCTGCTCTGCACTTGAATTAACTCGCCCACCCGGATTGAGGGGCTGAACAACGCCCGAACTGCAACGCCCGTGCTTGTGTAGGCGGGATATCCGATCATGCCGGTTTGCGGCGATATCAGCGGCGCAGGGCCGGACGATGTGCGCGAATTCCCCAGCGGCCAGATCGCCAAAATGCCGTTGTCGATGATCCAGTTTATGTTGGCGGCCTCTGCTGCGCGTTGAACCTGTTGCAACAACGTGCCGGGAAAGTAAGGGTGCGGAAGGATGACGCTCACTCCATTGTTCTCAAGCCTTAGTTTCATAGCGGCCGCCAAACCAGACATTACTTGCGCCACATCGGTGTCGCCTGTGAAGGACGACGGCTTGGCCGGATTTACCGCCGCGAATGCTCCTGAATTGCCCACCACGTAAAATACGGTGTCGGGGTCCGCGCTGTGGTCCACCCAGCCTTTTTGAACGACGCCCGAGTAGACTTGGAACATGCCGGACGTGTCATCGCCCGCCTGGATGACGATAGTGTTTAATCGTTGCTCTGACGGCAGCATTCCCAGCGTCGAGAGCGCGTTCATGTGCGCCTCGGTCAAGCCGCGTATCCGCACAGAGCATTCCGGGATCACGGTTGGGTTCTTCGTGATCTCCACCGAGACGCGCAGCCCTTTGACGGTGAGCGTGGTCGGCGTTCCCTCGCCGCCATTGCCCGTCCCGATGCCGAAGGTGATATTAATCTTACGGCGGACGTAGGACGTTGTGCCGCTCACGAGATTGGCGCCAAAAAACAGAAAATCCACCGCGCGCCGAGGCCGGTGTAGACCGGATCGTCCGCGCCCTGCATATCCACAAACATCAGCTCGCCCGGGAAACCCAGATACGCGCCGAGGATCATGGGCTGCGCATTCAGCGCCGGCACGCCCGCGAGGATCAGCGCATCGTTGACGTAGATGTCCACATAGATGCGCGGGATGATTGTTTCGCTCTGCTGCGGCGCGAACTCGACCACAATAGGTCCGCCGCTTTCCGTCGTGATCTGATTGAGCGGATACGTCGCCTGCCCCAGCGGCGTGGGCGTGTCGTCGAAGCTGGGATATGCGTTTTTCTGATAAACAGCGAACTGGCACGGCACCCCGGCAAGCGCGATGGTGAGCGTCTGCGAAGGAACGGCGGCAAGCGGAATGACCTGCATCAGGCGAATCCGACAACGGACGCCAGTCCGGTCGCGCTGTTGGTGCTATCCTGAAACGCCGCGTTTTGCGGCGTCGTGGGTGCGGCCGGAGTGACCGTGCCGTCCGATGTCGAGTCCTGGGAATTGGGCGAAACCGTGTCGGTCAGGGCGCCGGACGTGACAAGGCGGATTTCCTGGCACCAGACATCCACCGTCAGCAGCGACACGCCGGACTGCGACGTGCGGCGATACGTGTAATGGGTGACGTTGACGTTGGGGTATGTCACGTCTGGCGTGATGACGTTGTAGAGCGTGAGCGCTGCAATCGCGGCGTCGATCTGCGCCAAGAACGCGGACCGTTCCGCTGTGGTGCCGCCCTTGGCGAACACGAGGCGCGGCTCAAAAGGTGTCGCGACCTTGTTGTAGGAGGCGAACCCGCCTTGCTCGATGGGGAAGTCCGCGATCCGGTATTCCTTGCGAAAATCAACGGCAATGCAGGAGTCTGCGGTGATTGCCGCGCTTCCGTCCGCGTTGAACAACCCCCACCGCGCCCCTTGGCTGGCAGCCGATGTCGATACGCTGTCGGACGCAACCAGAGATGGCTGGCTGATCGTGGCGCCAGGCTGCCGAGCCAAAGGCGGCACTCCGGCAACGGCGGGAACCGTGGCGTAGGCCGGCATGACGACGGCAACGAGTGCCATCATGCCAGCCCGTAGTTGGCTTGCGAAACGAACCCATATTGGGACAAGCGGTTGCGGATCAGGTCGGCGTGCGTGTTCGGGTCCGCGCTGGGCGTGGTGATATTGATGTCGCCATGGAAGTTGGTCTTGCTGCTATTGTCGGTGCTGGTGTTGGAGATCGACCTCTCGCGGGCGGCAAGGAATGCGCCGGGGGATGGGGCGGCCGGCGCGGTCCACCGCGAACGAAACTGCTCGGCCAGCGCACCGCGTGCCGATGCCTCTCCGTTTGCATTGCGGGGCCGCTCGTAATACCGCGACACAATTGCGCCAGCTTCCGCTGCCGTCTTGGCGCCCTTAAGGCGCTGCCCGGCCGCCTGTTCCGCGCCGCGCGTCAGTTCGTAGTTAATAAAATCTACTTGGTCCTGAAACGAAGATTGGTGGATATCGAAACCCTTAAACGCCTTGAACGCGGCCTGCCGGTCGGGATGCCATTGGCCGAGTCCATAGGCTAGGCCACCGTCGCCGACCTCGCGGGGGTTGAAGCTGCTTTCGCGTTGGATATTGGCCGCGATACCGGCCGCCTGCTCGGGCGACCAGCCAAGCTGCTGAAGGCGCTGCCCGATGGCGTCACCCGCACCGCTGGCGCCTTGGGGGCCGAGTGCCGGGCCGGCGTAGCCGGGGCGTACTTGCTCGCCCAGCCGCTGCGGCGCATCCGCCGGGTTGCCCCGGCTCTGCGGGCCGAACGCGGGGCCGACGCGCGGGACACCGTTGGGCGCAGACGCGGGTTGAGGTGTAGCGGGGGCAAATGCGGCCGGGGCCAAGCCCAGCGCGTCCCGCAGTTTTTCAAAGAACGCCTTGGGATCCCAGAGCCAATTTCCCTTTGTGTCATCTGGAAGATCGGGCAGCCCGGTTCCAATACCGCCCGTGGCATTTCCCACCTTGATCGCCGCGAGGATGGCGCCCAGCAGGACCACCATGCGCCCCAGCGGGGTGAGCGACAGGGCAAGCCGCCCCGCAACTGCGGCGCCAGCGGCGGCCCCGCCAGCGACCTCGGCGCCTGCAACAGCGCCACCGGCAGCACTCGCACCGCCAGCCGCCGCAGCAGCGGCCTCGGCCGCCACCGCCGTCGAGCGCATGAGCCGAAACGCGAGCACGATCTGCGATATGCTTGCGAGCAATCCCACGACTTTGCTCGCCGCCCAGAGCGCAAAAAACTCTTCGCTGATCTGAACCCATCCCCCCATCGCTTGCACAACGGAATTGATGTCGAGTGCCGCCGCGCGCACCACGCGCCCAAAGCGCTCCACGCCTTCGACGAAGTTCTTCTCAAACTGCCGACCCGCGTCGGACTGCACCCACGCAATGAATTGGTTGGCAAGGTCCGTGAGGGGCGGAAGCAGATCGGCCAAGATCGTGCGGCCGAGGTTTCGACCCACTTGCTCCAGCCGCGAAAGCTGGACGTAAAACTCCTGCGCGACCCGCGCATCTTCGGGGGACAGGACGCCGAGTTTCATTACGTCCGCGAACGCTGCGCGAAACTCGTTCGGTTTCAACATGAGGGTGTTGGCGAGACTGCCGAGACCCATTTGATTGATGAGCGCCAACTGCTTCGGCGCAGGCATGGACTGGATGCGCTCGTTTAAGTCCGTGAGAATTTGACCCAGCGAACGCGCTTGAATGCCATACGAATAGAGATATGGCAGAGCGCCCGACGCCACGCCTGTCGTTGCGAACGTCGCAAGGCTCTGCGAGAGACCGCTAAGCGCGCTATCCGCGCCTTCCACTGAATCTCCAGACCGCTTTGCGACTTCTTCCCACGCGTTCAGTTCTTGGGTTGCCACCCCCAGTTGCTTTGCCAGTCGTCCCGTCGCCGCGTCACTCGCTATGATGTCGCGCGCAAAATCTTTGACGCCCCGCCCGGCCGTGAACACCGCGAACATCGCAATCGCCTCGTTGCGAATGCGAGTGTAAAACTCGGCGGCCTTCCGCCCGGCCGCCTCAATGTCTTTGGCGGTCTGTTCCGCCTGCTCCTTGGTTTTCTTGAGGTCGCCGGCCGCCTTGGCGGCACCTTTGTCATACCCGGCCGCGTCCAAACCGAGCGTCACCACCAATGCGTCAATCACGGTCGGCATGATCAGCGTCGCGCCTGCTTGCGCTCGGCTTCGGCCAGCTCGTTGCGGTTGTGCGCGTCCACGGTCATCACCTCCAGCATCAGGTGCGCATCCTCAATCCCATAGACCGTCGATAGCTCATGCAGTGTCGCCATTTTTGCGGACACCAGGGAGCCGATCGCACGCGGGACGTTGGCATAGTCGATCAGTTCAGAGCCGATGTTTCCGCCGCCGAGGTCCGCCATTGTCGAGCGTAGTCGAGAAAAAAACCGAACATCAGAATGAACACCTCCTTTTTGAGGCGCAGCAGCGTCATCAGTTCTTCGATATCGCCGTCGAATTTCGGTTCGCGCTCCACGCTGTCATCGGACGGATTGGGCAAGATGCGCACGCAGCGCATCAGATCGTCCATCAGCGCCTTGGCATCCAAGGGAGACGCGTAGGACAGCATCCTCAGGCCGAGGCTCGCGATGCCCGCGGCTCCAAGTGCGTGAGCATCCTCCGGGATGTCCACCCCGGCCCGCGCCAAAGCCATCAACGCGCGCACCGCCCAGAACTCCCCGTCCACCGCCGACATCTCTGTGATGCGGTAGCGCTTGCCCTTGTCGCGCCCCTCGGCATCAATCGTGATGACAACCGTCTTGCGGGCCATTAAGCGCCCACCATTGCTGCGCTGGCCAACACGCTCTGCCAGGTGATCGTGAACGGCCGCCCTTCCAGCAGCTTCCCGGCATTGGGGATCACGCCGCCTTTGGTGAGATATCCTGTCTGCATGGTGTAGGATTTACCCGTTCCCAGCAGCGTGATCTTGCCACTGGCCGGATACGTGGTCTGATTCGCCTGAGACGTTCCGATCCACGTCTCGAACATATCCGACGTGAGAGATGTCGGCATGATGTAGTACACCTGAGGGACCGGAAAAGGAACGAAGCCGCCGGACAAGACTCCATCCACGCCCATCACGACTTCGGCAAGCTCGACGATATCGGTTTCCCATGCGCGGTCGGCCATGTAGCCGCCGAGCACTTGCGGGCTGTTGAATAGATTTGGCACCGTAATAGTGATTGTGCTGTTGGCGACAGTAAGCGTTCGGTTGTTCGCGGAAAGTGCCATGGCGCGCGCTCCTTATTGCAGTTCGATCGCATTGACTGTGATCTGCTGGACGCTACCGCCCTGGGTGTACCACAGGGAAATGATCGGAGTCTGCCGCAGACCGCGCGCCGATGGTCCTGGGTCTTGGATGTAAAGGTAGTAGCCGAGCGAGTAAATCGTCTGGTCCACCGCGACAACTCCACCGACAACGGACGAAACCTGCGCGTTCAGCGTTTGAATTTGCGCGGACGACAGCGTCGTGCCGGGGGAAATGGCGCCGAACGCGATTGCCTGAAGCACCGGCCCGTTGCCTGACGTTGAGCCCGATATTGGCTGCCCGATGATCGTTTCGGAGATAATCTGATATCCATCGGAGTCGTATACGATTTGCCCGATGTTCAGCAGCAGCGAGATCAACGCGGACTGGATCGAGGCATTGAGCCAGATCGCATACACATAGGCGTCGGCCCAGCCGTATCCGCCCGTGACGCTGCCGTTCTGGAAGCAGACGAAATTTCCTGTCCGTTCGGCGTATTGGCCGTAGAAGTTGTAGCCATTGCCGAGCAGGTTGGTGGATGCGGTGAGATTGCTGACGGTGGCGTTCAAGCCGGCCTGCTGTTTGTAGGCCAAAGTTTTGGCGCCGGCGATCTGGTTGAAATTCAGCGACGCGGCCCAGCTCATTGCAAATGCCGCGTCGAGAACTGACAGATAGATCAACGTCGTGCCGGACGAGTTGGAACCGTTCGGGCCGATCAGATAGCCCGTGGATGTGGTGGCCGGCAACGCCTGCGTTGGTCCGATGTCGCTGTCCCAGCACACGTACCAGTATTGGGGGCCCTGGGCGGTGCACCACGCAGAAAACGCAATCTTGTCGGCTTGGACCGGCTCAAAGATCGTTGTGAAGCTGACCCAATTTTGCGTAATCGCAATAAGGTTGGCCATGAACGCCGATGGCGTCTGATCCGCAGCCCCCTGGCTTAGGACCGCGCCAAGCGCGCTGGTGAGTGCGAGCGTGGTGGCGAGACCGCCCGTGGCATAGGTGATTACGCTGCCGGGGCCGGCCTCGGTGCTCGTGACGACGAACGCGCCAAACAGGCTGCTGTAGGTAACGTTGAGTGCGGGTCCAGATGCGGTGATGGTCTCGCTGGCCACTGTCTGGCTAATCGAAACGATGTATGTGCCGGTCAGCCCGGTGCCCGTTCCGAATGCGACGACGGTGGTGCCAACAGTGACGCCCGTGCCGGTGAGCACTTGGCCCACCGCAAGCGTGCCGCTCGACACCGCGGACACAGTGAGCGTGCCGGCTGCCTGAGTGACCGTGCCGCTGACCACCGCAAGATCGCTGACGCTGACGGTGTAGGTGCCGACGCCGCCGGTCGTGCCGGTGATTTGCGAGGCGATCTGCAGCCCGGTCGGGATTCCTGTGCCGGATAGCGTGCCGCCGACAACCAGCGTGCCGCTCCCGACCGCCGTGACGGTCATGACATTGCCGCTTATCGACGCCGTGACCGATGCCGATGCTGCGGCAATTGCGCCCGTGACGCTGGCCTCGGTTGGTTCCGACGCCTGTAGCGCGGTTTGCAGCGTTGCGGCGGCAGCGCTCAGGCTGGACGATCCCGACAAATTGACGCCCGACGCGGTATAGGTGGCGCCGTTGGCCGCAATGCTGATCGACCCCGAGGTGATTCCCTGCACCGCCGCAAGCGACACGCCAAAGCCGCCGCGCAGATACGCGGACACGGGCGAGGTGTTGTACTGGACGAACATCAGCGCGGCCGGTATCGAATTGGCCGTCGTGAAGCTGCCGAAATAGACCTGCGCGAAAGCGTATTGGCTGGATGCCAGACCGAAATACGCGCCCACGGCGGTGGCGGAGGCAAACGATGCGAAGGTGCCGACCGGAACGAGCGTGCTATTGTCTAACACCATTCCGGTGCAGTTCAGCGCGTTGCCGCCCGTGCCGATCACTGACCCGATGGATTGGACGAGCTGGTTGGCCGGAATGCTGGTCATTCAAAAATCCTTCAGTCCGGGGCAATTTCGTGGATGGTTGCGGGGCCGAGCGCGGCTGCAAACTGGATCGGCGTCGTGATGGACGGATTGACCTGCATATTCAGGTCGATTGACCACCGCTCCTCGTATTGATCTTCGGAGTCGATGTATGGCGTCTGACGCGGGTCCGACGCGAACAGCGGCGCAATGGTAATGGTGGCCGTCGCCATGGACTCGCAGGCGTAGCGATCGCGAAACATCGTCGAGATGATTTGCGCATTGTCACCGCTGTTGGGTCCGCGCACGTCGCATTGCACAACGAAGTTGGTCGCCTGGGTGCTGATGCGCTGGCCCGCGCTGTATTGCGGTGGTGTGGTGTCGGGAATAATTGTGCCGGTGTTAGCAAATGACAGCGTGTTGGTGGACAGGCGCGGGCGCATCAGCGGTGTGATCACCGCGTAATCGTCGGATTGAGGCTCCGGCACGCGGTTGCCTTGGCCCGCCACCACTTCGACGCCAGACGGCAGAACCGCCAGCAGAAACGTGCGCAAAGCCGTCATCGCATCACTCTCAAGCGACGCAATGGTCACGGACATGCTGGGCGCCTGTGGTTAGTTAGTTTTTTGCAACGTCACGGCGGCCGATACCCAATCCGGCCATTGTTCGATCACCTGCGTCACGAGATAGGTGTTCCCGTCGCTCAGCGTTACGAGATCGCCGCCCTTGTTCGCGGTTCGATTGACGCCGACCAGCGCGCCGCTGATCCACAGCTTGTGGGTGCTGCTGGTGACGTTCAGCGCGTCAAGCTGCGCGAGGTCGGAAGACGTGAGCGCCTGGACCTGCGCAATGACGGGATAAGCGGTGCCGTAAACCGGCGTTCGCTGGCCGTTGGGCGCGGTGGTGTAACCGCCCGTGTTGGGCTGGATGCCGGCTGATTGCTGCGGATTGACGGTGCCGATGGCCGGGCTAACGAGGAGGTGAAGGTTCATGTCACCTCGTGATCCACGCTCTTGACCATGTCGGAACTATCTATGAGCGGCTTGTTGAAACCCTTCTTGGCGATCGTGCTCGGCGCATTCGGCGGGTCAGTCCAAGCGCGAATGCTTTCCTGCAACTGGTCGCCGATGACCTTGCCCATGCCGTCGAGCGCCTTGCGCGCGGAATACCTCCCGTCGATCAGCAGCTTGCCCAGCGTCTTTCCCCACCCCGGGGACTTGGCCACGATCATGGTGCGAAAGAACGGACGCGGCGGGATGGTGATGACGTAGGCGCCTACGTAGTGCGTGCTGGCGAAGTTTGACTTGTTGCGTTTAACAAACTTACCGTTTTTCGCGAACTCGCCGTTTTTCTTCACGCTTCGATAAATTGTCGTCTCGCCGGGTTCGCGTTCGATTCGCGCGCCGAACTCCTGAATTGCCGCGACCATCGGAATGCTGGTGCCGTCAGCCTCGGTCGAGCCCTCAAGAAACCCGACCCGAACCTCCGTCGCGTCGGCCAGCACCTTCGACACGCGCACCAGAACCGAGCCCATGCTCGTGCCGCCACGGACGGACGCCACTCACCAGCCCCCACGCCACGCACCCCAGCCGCGCCCCATGCCGCGCCCGCTGTCCGGCCCAGGCGCATACCGCGCCGTCCGCAGCCGCGCCGTGGCCGTCCAAAATTGAGCGCCATACTGGGTTTGCTGCAACCACGCTTGCAACGCGTTCTCGGGTGTCTGCATTTCGAGCGCGGTGGTGACGCTGCCCTCTGTCGCGTTGCTCACGCGGCCGACCGCGCCGGTGTTGGGTGGCTGGCCGTTGATCCCGAAGCGGAGCGCGGCGAAGTGAGCGACAAGATAATTGAGCAAATAGGCGGCTTCGGTGGCGTTCCAGACGCGGCTGACGACCGTCGTGCCGGGGTAGGTGCTGGATGCCTCGGTAAAGTAGGCGGTCGCGGTGTTTTGCGAAAGGGTAGAGAACTCGGGGTAAGACGCAATGAACCCCGCGTAACTGAAAACGACGGCAACCATCGGTCACGCCGAGACTGCGGCTTCAATCTTGTTGCGCCCGGCGGTAAACTCGCGCGGCAGGTTGTTTGGGTCGAGCCGCTCCAAACCGGAACGGATGCCCGCGTTGTCCTTGGCCTCCTTCTCCGCGTCCGCCATCTTGGGCATTGCCATGATGATGCCCTCGCGCACGATGGGGTCGTTGCCGTGCAGTTTCATCCAATCGGCCCAGAAATCCGCATCCACGCCGTAGGTCATGGCGTAGCCGCCGATGATGGCGCAGTGCGGCGCGCGGTCCTGGGGGTGGGCGGGGCCGTTGATCTTCACCGGATCGCCCGTCCGGAGAAACCGTTTCACGTCGCGAAAGCCACCGCCGAAAATCGGCTCAGGCACCGTCTTTTCAACCTCGCGATACAGCAGCAGACCGGGCGGGTGCTTGCAGGCGACGGTGACTGTTCCAGGCATCGTCAAATCCCCAACATTGAGGCAATGCCGATCGGATATTCGATGATTGAGCCCCACGTTCCGGCCGTCTTCTTCTGCCGGAACGAGGACTCGTAACGAATCATCGGATGTGCGCGCATTTTCTCGTTGAATCCGCAGAACCCCACGTCGTTGCCTTCCAGGCGCTTCGCGATGAGCTGGGCGAAGTTGCCGCCGGTGATGCCCTGGGGGTTCTGCGTAGTTTTGAGGCCATACTGCACAGCGGTTTCGACGCGCAGCTTCGGGAAGTTCTTTTTGAGAAGATCGTTCACGTTGACGTTAAACGAGTTCGTTGCGGTGAGCGCAACGGCTGAACCGGGCGGGAGTGCGAGGATCATCTCGTCTTCCTGCGTCACAATGCCGGCAGTCTGCGTCACGACGTTGTAAAACAACGACTCAATGTCGGCGTAGACTTCGTTTGCAGTCGCATTGATTGCGCCGTTGTAAATCCAGACGTTGCCGTTGCCGGCCGCCTTGGCTCCGGGAGACAGGGACGCCGACAGGCTGGGGTCATTCAGCAGGCCGTAGCATTTCAGTCCCGAAACCCCGAAAAAATACGTGAGGTTCTGAAACTTGTTCAGGGTTGTGGCGGCGCTGATATTGAGTTGCGACACCCAGTTGATGCGCGCCTTTCCGGCGCGATCCATTTGCAGTTCGCCATATTCGGTAACGGTCTGGAACAGATAGGACTGCCGCTCGGGGAATGCCGGGTTGAGACCAACGCGGCCGTTGGCGTTGAAGTCGCCGTAGCTCGACACCTCGCCGGTGCGTTCGACCTGCGGGAAAATCCAGGTCTGATCGGCCCAATCGCCGCGCTTTTCCTCGCCGAGGATGACGGCTGCCTTGTTGGGCGCGAGCAGAATTTCGATCACCTTGGGATCAACGCCAGTGGTGAAGATCGTCGGGATGCCGGCATTGGGCGTGGTGACGAGCGTCGGCAGCGCGTCCATCGCAATGCCGAAATCGTTTGGGCGCGACATCATCTCGTCGAATGCGAGATCAACGCTGCCACGCCATGAGTCTGGCAGCCAGAACTTTGCGCCTGGCTGGACGATGCCCCATTCGGTTTCGAGTCGGGCGAAGTCGGTCATTGCGTTCATGTGATCGCCCTTTCTTTAACCGAGCAAGTGGTTGGAAATCTTGACCAATTCGCCCGGCGCGCCCGCGCTCATCGCCACAAACTTGGTCTGCACGTTCGTGCCGGCGGTGACGGTGGTTGATGCGGCGGTCTGCGTCGGGGACACGATATACGTGCCCGTCCCGCCCGTGCCGGTGCCGAGCGCGGTGATCACCGTGCCCGTGGTAACGCCCGTTCCCGACAACGGATCGCCGGCCCCCAGCGTGCCGGACGACACGGCGGAAACCGTGAGCGTGCCATACGTCTCGCTGATCGTGGTGGAAGCGACTGTTTGTTCTGGAATCGACACCGCGTAAGTGCCGATGCCACCGGTCGTGCCGGAAAGTTGCGAGACGATTTGCGTTCCGGTCGCCACATTGGTGCCGGAGAGGGTGCCGCCGACAACTGCCGTGCCAGAGCCGACAGCGGTGATGCTCAGAACGTTTCCGGAAATTGAGCCGGTGAAAGAGCCCGTGGACGCTGCAATGGCGCCCGTGACGGACGCGGAAGAAACAGAGCCGGCGGTAGCGAAACTCACAAGCCCGTTGGCGTAGTTCGCATAAGCGTTCATTCCAATCGTGGCTTGGGTGGTTCCGTTGTTGACCACCCAGAAATCGCCGGCCGAAAACAGCGTGACCGGATAACCGGGCGGGATCGTGAAGCTGGTCTCGGCCAGATACGTCGTGATGAGCGCTTGCAGCGACCGATGCACGAATCCCGTCACCGGACCGGAGCCGAACGAATTGACGGTCGTGGGCGCATTGTCGGGGTCAATTGTGCTGGCGTTCCACCAGGCAAACGCGCCGACTGTGACGCCCGCCGGGCCGGCCACGAGGCCGCCGGGGCCGGCGAGCACGTTGTCGCGGGGGTTATAGCTTGCGAAATCCCCGGCCACGGCGGGCGCGGGGACAGTGTTGACTTGCGTCTGAAACGGCATGTCCGCTCCCTCCTGTTACGCGCGCAGTCGGTTGATGTTCGGAAACCGCGTTTCCAGCGCCTTCGCGGCGGCGGCATCCATTGCCGGCCGGATGGGGCCGCGCGGGGCTGTCTCGGCCTTGGCGATGGCGCCGAACACTGCGGCTAGGCCGGCATCGGGGATGCCGTCGAGCTTCACGCCCTTTGCCGCAAGGGCGTAACGGTAGACCGCTTCCGCGCTGTCCATCGCCGCGAGGTTTACGTCGCCGACCAGGGGCCGCACGGCGGCGGCGGCCTCTCCGCGCGCATTGAGGCGCGCCATGACGGCTGCCTCGGTCTCCGCGCGCGTGTCTGCGCGGACTTTGGCGATCGCGGCATCCATCGCCGCCTTCGTGACCGGCTTTTCCGGCGGGAGGCTGGGCTTTGGCGTATCGCCGGGTTTCGGCGTGGCGCCCGGCGGCTCGTCCATGGCGACAGGTTTGGCTGCGGCGCACATCTTGCGCAACGATTCCTCGTTCATGTCCGGAAACAGGGTCTTCAGCTTCGCCATCATTTCGGCGTCGCCGTCCATGTTCATGTCGGTCATGTCGTCATCTTTGGCCGGCATGGCTTGCGCAACATCGTCCATTTCGTCGGTGATATCGTCGAGTTGGTCGAGCATTGTCACAACGTTGGCAATGTCAGCGTCCTGGGCGATGCCTGACTTGAGCGAGGCCCGCACCTTTTTGCCCGTGTCGCGCCACGCCAACAACGTTGCGTCCTTGAGCGCCGGCTTCACCGCATCGGGCGCTCGGTCCATGGCGAGCTTGACCTTGCGGGCGAACTTGCGGGCCAGGACGGCGGCCAAAGCCGCCCCCGCCGTGTTGAGCTTGGGTGCGGGCATTTGGGGTTCCTGCTGAGATGGTAGGGACGGGGCGGCATCGCCAACGCAGACATCCGAGCCGGCGCGGCCTTTTGAGACGAGGGCGACATGATTGGCGCGAAGATTGCGCATCACGCCGTCATATGGCGCGCCATCGAACGTGCCCGGCGTCATGTCGGGATCGTAGTAATACCCGGCGGAAAGTTCGGATTGGTCGCCGGATTGGATCGCCCGGATCGCATCGGCTTCCCACACGTCGAGAGCGGCCATGAGGTAGGGATCGGACCATCTCGGGTTGCTGACGGAGCCGACCGTCAGTTCGTGGTCGTGATCCTCGGCGGTCTGTGGTTTGTGCGTGGACAGCAACGGCTTGCCGTGGAATGTCGGAGCAGACTTCTCCAACTCTTTTGGATCGCGAAGAAGCTGGTACATCCGATCAGGCTCAAGTCCCAATTCGGCATGGCGAGGTATTTCCCGGCCGTAGTAACCGCACACCATCGCCTTGCTGATCGGGCTTTCGCTGACGTGCAAGTGACCGTCGGCGTCAATTGTGCGAACGCTCGCACCGTCGAGCGCGATGGTGTCGGCGGTGCTGGGCATGGCAAACTTTCGTCGGAAGATTAGTCTTCAAGGCCCGGAATTATTGTTTTGCTAGTGCATCGGCATTTAATCGCCGTTCCGGGCCATACGATCTCGCCGTCCAGACGCACGCCCTTTGCAATTTCGTAGGGCTTGCCGCTCATTGCCACATGCGACGGGCGAGGATGGCGACCCGCACCGGAGTGCATCCATAACGCCTGCGTGCAGCCCAATTCCTGCTGGCGCACGCGCACGATGGCCGAAGTCGCTTTGCTGTTCTGGTCCCGAGCAATCGTCGTTGCCCGGCGTTTCGTTATATCGTAACGATCTTGCAGCGCTTCTCTGAGGCCGCCTATGTCGCGCCCGGTCTGAACCGATCGCATCACCAGGCCCTGCACGTCCGTCAGATGCTCCGATGCAATCGACTTGATCAGCCCGACGTTCTCGTTGATCGTCGCGCGAAAAACATCGTTCGTGGTCACGGTTGAGTTGAATTTCACCGTAAAACCCGCGTCTTTCAGCGCGCCCTTCAATGCCGCGTCGGATCGCTCATGGGTGGCGGTGGCGAACCATTTCGCAAGTTTGGGAGCCAAATCGTCAAACCGCCGCTGCCACCTGCGCGCGAGGGCCGCGAAAGCCCGCTGCAACGCGGCGGCGGGGCTGATGTCCTGCGCGATCTCGGGTTCGTTGGCGCGGTACGCTGCGATCAGCCAGCGATCCAGGCTGGCCTGCATGGCGGCGAGCTGGGCGTCCAGCGCGGCTTGATAACGATCCTCAATTGCGAGCGACGGGCGAATGGCACGCAGGGTGCGCGGCTTGGGAGGCCGGCGGGTGCGTGGTATGTGGCGGGGGGCGGCGGCATCGCAGGCGAGCATGGATCGGAGCGCTTCCGTCCCGGGTCTCTGCGTCCAGACTAGGCGTCCATGTCCTTCGGATCAAACCCCAGCATCATCACCACGTCCGGCGGGCTTTCGGGCAATTCCTCATCGTCGGGATCGAAGTCGCCGTCCGGGTCAATTCGCGGATCGGGCAGGGGCGTGCCCACGGCGCCGAAGTGAGCCATCGGAAGCTTTATTTCATTACTCATGCGGCGCCCTTCCAGGAATCAAAAACGGTTGGGTTGATATAGGAATTTAGCGCAATTGACGGGGTATTGCCAAGCTTTTTAGACACGACCTCGGCAACTGCCTTAACGGCCTTGTCGCGATCTTTTGCGGTTTTCGGCGCGTCCATGGACGATACCAATTTGACTGCGGTTGCCGTGCCAAGGTGCGTGCGAAAGTCTTTTGTCTTAAAGCTTCCGTCTCCCATCGTGTGGGTATAGTCGAGCAGCGACTTGTCCGTGACGTTGGGAAACAGCGGCCCTTCGGCGCCGGCCTTCCCGGCACGCTCGGCCAATGCGTTGGCGAGCGTCGGATCGTCCACTTTGAGATTTAGCGCCACGCCTTTCTTACCGGTAAAGCGCAGGTATGTTTCACCGTTCTCCTGCACAACGTGCTGACCCTGCAATGTCGTGGCGCCATACGCTTTTTTGTCCGCGCCCGTGTCATCGTCACTACCGGGCCGCACGCCCATCTTCATGATGAGATCAAGACAGTCCGCAGCGTCTTTTATTCGCGGGTTTGTAGACTTCATCCCCTCGGCATTTTGCCGCTCTATTGCCGGGAACTGTTCCATCAGCGAGTTGACGCGCGAAAACTTGGCTGCCGCTTGCGTTTTGACGAACTCGTCCGAGTAGACGGATTGCAGACGCCCCTTTGCGTCTTTGCCTTGGGCTTGCAGCGCTGACCCGGGATCGTCACTGAATTTGACGTCCGTCCATGCGGGCGGAAGCTTTAATTTTTGTATGTGCGCGGGAAGCGGAGAACCGTCAGCTTGAACCCGTTTTCCGTCCTTTGTTACGGCGTGCTTCAAAAGCGCGCGATCTGTTTTCGGGGAGGATTCTGAAGGTTTTGGCTTGGGCTTTTCTGGAACTTTTGCCTTGGTTGGTGCCCCAGATGAAGCGCCGCTGCCAAACTTTCCATCCGGCGCGCGTGGGTGCTCAGACTCAACAAAATTGGCCTCATCGCCGGCGATGGGTTCCGGCGCACCCTCGTGAGGTTCCCGCATTCCGGATCCCAGCGACGGGTCCAGCGCCTCGTCTGGGGGCTCCGGCATTACCGACAGGTCAAGCCCCTGGTAAACGCCGTCATCTTCGGCGGCAAGCCGCTCGCGCTCTTCGCGCGGGTCGAGCACTCCATCCGCGATGTAAACCGCCGCAGTGTCGGCGTTGGCTTTGCGCAGGGCGCCCTTTTCCGATTCCGTCGCCTGCCACAACGGCTCGAACGCGAACCGGATATCGGGGTCGATCTCACCGAACTCGGATAGCTGCACCAACTCAAGCGCGGCCGTGAACGGGTCCGCAACCACATCCTCTTGCACGCCATGAACGCTGTCGTACCAGACGCGGAGCTCGCCTTCCGACGATGCGTTTAGGCCGGTAGGTGTGATCCCGAACATCTTGACCAGCGGAATGCCGGACACGCCGCTGATGTGCTCCTGGCTTTGCGCCTGGAGATGATCCAGGCCACCCAGTGGCGTCGAGACGTTGCTGAGTTCTTCAGTCGCCTTGTTGACGATCATCAGGCCCAGATTTCCGCGGATTGCGTTGAACAAATCCGCGCGCGCGCGCTCCGCATCGCCGCCGCCGTTGCTCAGCAGAGCCTGGATGTCCGTGCTCAGAACCATCGTGGAAAATGCGTTCACCAGATCGCCCACGCTCTTTCGTGTCCGCAACCAGTTCTCGACGCATTCGATCGCCATTTGCGATAGGGACAACCCCCCGAACAAATATGCCGGTTTCAGCAGGTCTGGCACCTCGCGCGAAACCACCCCGAACAACCTGGAGCGGTGAATCTCCTTGCCCTGCACATACCATGTCTCCGGGTTGTAGAAATTCGGATGCAGCGGGTCCGATGCGTTGTATTGTCCCGGATAGGTCCACAGAGGTTCAATGGTTTTGAACCCACGCAGAGAGCCGAGCTTGACTTTCTGGCGCGTGCGCAGAAGCGGCGTTCGAAGCTCTGGCAGGTTGTCGCCCGCGCCGGTGTCGGCGTATATTTGGCCGCGCCCGAACAGCCCGTCGTGAAGTATGGCCTCGCGCAATATGTCACGGACGCGGAACTTCTTCAGCGCTCCGTCGATCGCCTTGATAACGTCGAGTTTGTCTTCCTTGCCGACGTTGACTAGGCGCAACCATTTGCGCGTTGCTTCCTTGGCGTAGGTCTCGCTGATGCGTCGATATTCAGCGCGCTGGGCCAGTTCGGCGAGGCGCGGGTAGCCGATGAAGCGGATGCCGTCCCAGCCGTATTGGCCTGCGAATTGCTGTATCGCCCACTGGTTGACCGAGCAGATGTCGGAGTCCATTGCCATGGCCGGCGCATCCGGCGGCAGAACACCGGGCATCGGGGGCGGAATTGAAAACGGGTTTTTGCCTCCCGCTTTGCCGAACAGGGCGCGCGCCTCGGGGCGGATGCGCATTGCGGGCGGCGGGGCGGCTTTCGACAGCGCGGGCTCAATGCGCGGCGGGGTTGGGGTTGCGGGACGGCGCAAAGGCCACATCAGCGGCGGCCGAAAGCGGCGATGGCGGACGGGTTGATGCGCATGGGTGGCGCGGACAATCCTACCATTCCAAATGCTCTGCTCAGCGCGTCCACATGGTCATCGTGCGCGGCAGCGGGGAAACCCGCCATCTCATCCAGCAGCGGTCGGTTCCACGTCGCAGCCAGCATTGCGACGTTTCCAACATTGACTTGTGCCGCAAACGGACCGGCGCGCGTGGCCTTGTCGCCGGTCTCTGTCCCAGTCTCGACGCGATACCCAGCCAGGGCGCGCGTGAGATAGAGCGCCTGCGTCTTGCCGGCCTGACCGGGATCTTGGGGCAGACCGATGCGGACGGAAGCGCCGTCCTGTTTCGCGGTGTTGACGATTGCCGCTTCGACCTCATCGGGGCCGCCGCGCAGTCGCATTGCGTCGAGCACGACATAGCGGCCAGAGTCTTCGCGCAGCAGCTTTATGCCGACAGTCCAGTCCGGGTCGCGGGTGCCGACCTGCTTTGTGGCCGCCAAATCCCACGCGCGAACGACATTGCGACCAAGCGGAGCGGCCGGCAAAATGTCGATCTTGGCCGTGTGAAACAGCGCGCCTTCGGCCGGCCGGGGGTCTTGCTGATACAGAGCGGACCAATCGCGCATTGCGCCGGCCGCTTCGTATTCCCGATGCACGAGGCGCAGCTCGGCGCCGTATCCGTAGGCGTCATCGCCCCAAAGGTATTCGCCCGGCGCCCGGCCAATAGGGTCAGCATCGCCTGCCTTGGCTGGCAGTTTCAAAACGCGCCAAAGGCCGGGTTGCCGGTCCAGCAGCCGGCCGCCGAGATCGTCGGCGTGCCAGCGTGTCATGATCACCACGATGGCCGCGCTCGGCTTCATTCGGGTGCGCAAATCAGAAGTGAACCAATTCCATTGCGACTCGCGCACGGTCTCGCTGTCTGCGGACTCTCGGTTGCGCACCGGATCGTCGATCAACACGAGATCGGCACGGCGCCCGGCAATGGCGCCCCCGACGCCAGCGGCAAAATACTCACCCCCGTGGTTGGTTTCCCAGCGCCCGACCGCCTTGCTGTCGGCGGACAAGCCATATCCCAATCGCAACGCATGGTCGCTTGCGGTGTTTCGGACCTTGCGGCCAAATCGTTGCGCAAGCTCATCGGTATGGGATGCGGCGATGATGTTGCCGCGCGGAAACTGCGTGAACCACCAAGCCGGAAACAGCACCGACGCATAAGTTGACTTCGCGGAACCCGGCGGCATCAGCA